CAAGCAAAGTTTTAAGTTTAGATGAAACTTCCGGAGCAGCAGCTTTTGCTAATTTAAAAGCAGTTGGATTAGATAGACCCTCAGTAAATGCAGCCATTACTATTTTAATTTGGGCCTTTAGCGCAACTGCAAGTGCTTGAGCTCCACTAATTGCAGCAACTGACGCTAGGGTTATTAAACCTTGCATATTTAAAGAAACTTTTTCAGCTTCAGTACTTGCAAAACTTGATTGAATTGAATAGGAAATTGCATGAATTATGTCAATAACACTGCCTGATCCTGGAACTACCGTATCAGCCACTGCGCTAACCACATCAACGCCAAGATGCACCAAATCATCCCATCCCCAATCTTCATTGAGTTCTTGTTCCCGTTGGGTTGTCCAATCGCTATATTCTAGTAGGTACTGCATTCTTATGGTTCAATGTCTTCGTCATCTTCAATACCAAGAGCCATTGAATTAAATTTATTCCAAGCAGTAATTGCAGCTTTCATTGTTTTATTAAGTTCAATTAGAGCAGTTTTTAATTCTTCAACTTTTGTTTTATCAGCTTCTTCAACTGGGTTTTTACGAATGTCTTCTGGAATTTCCAAGAATTCGCCTTGTTTTTCTTTAAATGCTTTAATTGCTTCTCTACGAGCTTTATCTAAAGTTTGGTATTCTTCAATTTCAGACTCAGCTGATACGATTTCTGGTTCAGATGGAATTTCTGGAGTAGTTGCGGCTGGTGTTTCAGTTGTAACCGGTAAAGCGGTTGCATCAGTTGCTGCCGTTACTTCTGGAGTAGCGGTTGGCACTTGCTCGTTTGCTTCAACTTTTTCAGATTCTTCAATCCATTGTTGATATTTATGAATCATTACTATTGATTTTCTTATTATTTATCTACGCTAGGGATAAATAAAATAGAATGGCAACGATTGTAAACTTTAATACATGGGTATCTGAAAATATTGAGCATCCAAGACCTCTTAAGCAATTAAGCGATCTTGGTATTAATCGTAAATTCGGCAGAAACCCTCATACCGGTGACAAATATGAAACAGAGTTGTTTCCAATGTTCCGTCGGTTAAAGACTAGAATAGCCGCACTACCTAAGAAACCAACACTAGAAGAATGGTTCGCAATGATGCAGAACTCAGATAATCAATTTTATTCAATGGTACAGGCGGATACTTTAGCTCAACCTGATGTACGTGAGTTATGGAGAGACCTAACTGGTCAACGCGCTTCAAAAATGAAGCGTTATAATTTGTCAGAATCAGCAGAACCTACTGCTTGGAAAAGTAAACTTGATCTAGACTGGACAGTTATTGCCCTTTGGCCAGAGGATTCCCTATATAAAGATTTTGCAAAGATTTTTAACTATTTAGGAATTGCATTTGCAGATCTTTCCTTAAAAACTATCTATATTGATGGAGTAATAATTGAGAGTCAAAACTTAACAAGTGATCACATACTTGCAATTGAAGCTCATGAAATTGCACATTTTGAATTAGAGCACTCGGCCTCTAAATACGATAGAGCAAATCAATATGATGAACGTCAAGAAATGGAAGCTGATTGGTTTGGTATTAGATTACTTAACCTAAAAAATGAAGTGGATGCAGCTGATCTTTTAGAAGATCGCTATGAATTATATTATGGTGAACCTTCATCTACTTTAACTGGAACCGAGCAACTTGAATTATCTCTTAATAACTATATCAATAATCTATAATCAAATGCCAAATTCAATAAAATATAACGTTGCCGCCCAAACACTAGCCCTAAAAGACGGCAATTACTGGATTGGCACTGGCGATGTGGAAAAGGGTCCAACTGCCACAACTGATTACTGGAACGGGATTACTCCTCCGGTTGGTGGCTACACAATTTATCTTAATAAAGCAAGTGGAGGACCTACTATATACGTTGCTGCTAATGCCGAAGCTCTAATATCTTTGACCAATCAAATTGGTTCACAAAGTTTTACAAGACTCGATGCGGCATTAGATTGGTATAACACTCAAGCAGATAAGATGGCTGTTAATATTGATTATCCACCAATCATAACCAGTGGATTAGTTACGTGTTGGGATGCGGGGTTTATTCCATCTTATCCAGGTAAAGGTACTACAATTTATGATATATCAGGAAATGGTAATAATGGAACTTTAGTTAATGGAGTTGGTTATAGTGCATCCAATGGAGGAGTATTAACATTTGATGGCGTAGATGATTGGCTTTATAGTGCTACCCCAAATTTAAGTGCCACAAATTATACAGTAATGGGTGCTTCTCGATATGTCGGAGTTTATAACCCGTCGTCTCCAAATCATCAAAGAATGATTAATTCCCCACTCGCTCTAACTAGTTCTAATTGGTTGATGGGGAATTGGGCAACTACTACTACAAATTACTACGCTGAAGGTTGGGTATCAAGTGTTTACAGTGGACCTAATGATACAACTTGGCGAATATATTCAGCAATTGGGAATATTGCGGGAGATAGTTATTCTTTATATGTTAATAATTCATTAAGCTCTGGTCCTAATGGTGGGGGTTCTGCTGGGCCTAATGGATTTGCAGTTAGTGGTTATGGTGTTGGAAATGAAGCTAGTACTGGTGAATTTGGTTTTTTATTAGCATATAATAGAATTCTTTCAGTTGATGAAATGACTCAAAATTATAATGCATATGCATCAAGATTTATTGGGCTATAACTAATATTTATTAATATGATAAACACAGATAGAAAATTTCTAATACTTAACGTTTCTGAGTTGAGTATAATTAACTTTAATGAAGTTTTACAAACTTCTATTGATACTACACGAAAATCAGTAGATGGTACAAAAGCATTAGTTAAATGGGAAGGTAATACACCTACTTGTGTAGAAAACTTAACAACAAGTAAAGGTCCTTATACTTCTAATGAAATTTTAATTATTTTAAATACTAGTGAATGGGCATCTCCAATGGCGCCAATGTTATAATTTAAGATAAATAACTAAAAATACTCTAAATTACTATGAAAATTCCTAAAATTGGAGATGTTAAACGCTTTTCATTTGGCGAAATGACCTCAAATGATAATGGTAAAACGTCAGGAACATCAACTGCTGGTCTCTATATTATCTTTATTGGAGGCTTATGCTTCTTATTGGGCTGTATTGACAAGCTATGGATTACCAAGTCAATTGATGTTATTACTCAAGCAATAACGTTTACCCTAATTGGCGCGACTTTACTTGGTGTTAAAAATGTTATGAATGGTAAAAAACCGGCAGCAACTGAGGTAGAGGCACCAGTTGAAGAACCTGCACCAGATCAACAACTTAATTCATAATTAAAAACTAACTTAATAAAAATAGCCCATATTAATATGGGCTATTTTTGGTTAGTCAGTATCGTCTTGTTTGCCATTTGTTATTTCTTTATAGTAATCCCAAAGCTCTTGGCAACCCTCATAATTTTCTTTATATTCCAAATATCCAATTACGCCAAGAACCTCCTTCCAATAGGTTGAGGTAACTCCTTTGCGGTCAATATCTTTATACTTTTTGATCCATAGTTCTTCGTTTTCTACGTAGTCTCGTACCATCACAATATCCAATTTTTTGACGAGGACTTACCTCTATAGTATATTTAACGTCGACCTCAAGCAATTCCTTGAAACACTCAACAAAGTCACTGGTGTGTAAACTTAAGACTGAATTATAATCGTCATCCCGGTATCCTCCAAATAGTGCGCATGCTACAGGTAATGGCCTTCCTAATAACCCATCCATCTTTTTTACCCATTTCCAAAAAAGAGTTGAACATGCAAGCCAATGGTCAGTATCGCATTGTCTTCCTAAGCTATCATCAGCGTGCGAATCTGCGCCATGACACCAAACTACATATTGAATTTTATCGGTTAGGATAGCATATTTTAATCTTTCTAACCATTTTGCAAGATCTGCTAAATAGTCAGAGTCATATCCTTCTGGATTAATATTAAAATCTAATGGAACTGCTTTATTTAAGTTTTTACAGAAACCTCGGCTATCCTCAATTGAATTTCCAAAATGCCCATCTAAATCTAAATAGGCTCCGCTTAATCCAAATTCATTATAGATTTTAAGTGATGCAATTACTTGACCGCTAAATGTACAAAATCCGCTGCCGCCTGATGGTCGGGCGTGGTGAAACCCACTAGTTGGACTGAAACTAACTTGCTTTGGATTAACTATTGAATTTCGGATTGCTGAATACAGAGATGAATTTGTATATCTAATTGATTCAGCAAATTGCTTTGACCACGCTAATGAATTTGAACTACATAACCCAGTCCCATTAAAAAAATCTTCCACATAACTTTTATGATGAGCCATTCTAAAATCAGTTTTAGTAAATGGTTTAAAATCATCAGTTATTGAAAAATTGCCAAGAAGTTTTTTCTGTTTTAAATATTCCAAAAGCAACTTGGGTTTTAGTGGAGACTTACTATAATTAGAAGTCTTGTCATTTTCTAAAACCTGCTTTGGAGTATAAAAAGTTTTTATTTTCTTTGATCTCATACTTAATATAATATACCACAAAAGCTTAGATACTTTCAATTGCATATTATATTACCATTAACTTAAATCAGTTGGTTCATCTTTAAAAAATTTATCCAGTTTATCAAGATGCTCAAATAATTCAGATGGCCCAATTGGATCAGTATTTAAGTCTGATTTTTTAATTATATCAGTTGTAAAGCTATAAAGAACCAATTCGCTTAATATAGTTCTGATAAAATCAAAGAATTGCCAATCGGTTATTCCGCTAAATAGTGCATCATTATGTTTGTCATCGTCATAATATTCTAGGAAATCATCAATCACAATTGACTTATCTAATAATTGATCAACTGTTATATCGTAAATACTATGAAGTTCATCCTCTGAACCATCATCGTCTTCGTCAATAATTTCCAGAGCAAGTAGAGCTGGAAATGTGTATATCTTTAAGTCATCAATATCCGGCACAGGTTTTACTTGACCCATCCATAATAGGCAAATTGCATCTATTTTAAGATCATGAGGTTCAGCAGGTCGGCTTAACAATTCAGCAAATAGGTCCTCAACTTGAACTCCATTAAGATATGCAAGAAACACAAAATTTAGTTGCTCAGAATATGGAATTAACATATTAATAATATCTCTTAAGGTCACATTTTTCTCTATATGAACTTCATACGGTAAATACCAAGTGATTGGTAAACTTGCATCAGCCATATTTCTCTCTATCCATTTTTCAGAAGTTTCATCCCAAAATGAAATTAGGATAGATTGTTTAGTAAATGTGAGTTTTTGCATTGTTTAAATCTTTTTAAGTATTCTACTATGGTTATCTAACCGGATTCAGGAATAAATAACTAAAAAGTATTTTTTATATAATTATGGCAAAGTCTTTTATAGAAGCAATTAATGAATCAAATATTAATCAGGGTGGACTAGTTGATGAAATGGGAGTTAAACGCCCTGAACGATTAGCTGGAAGTCATATCGGTAGAGCTAGACAAGAAACAGTTACTCGTAGAGAGCGTATGGCAAATCAGCCAGTTCGCAGAAGTTATACAGAAGTTGCTGCTGATTTAACTCGTGCACTAAAACAGGTTTCTAGACTTGAGATTACAATGGAAAAGCCCAGTAATACCAGAGACTATTATCCAAAATTTCCACAACCTATTGTTGATTTACTCAAGGAAATTAAGCAACTTGATGAAGGGCGAATGAAAGAGGATTTTGGTAAATGGAGAGATGTGTATCCATCCGGTACGTCAGTTTATCTTAGAACTGAAGAGCCTAGCTCATTTCAACGCAGCCATTTCCCAAATGATGGAATTAGACCAGCGCTTAGGGGTACAGGATTAGGTTACAAATTGTACCGAACACTATTAAAATATGCAGGTTATATTTCATCAAATTCAAGTGGAACTACCGAAAAGGACAAAGCTTGGGGGTCATTGTTAGACTATAAAGCAAACCCAGATGGAACACCGTCAGTTGATGATGCGCTAGCAATAATTGGTCCAGGTAGTTGGATGGCAATGGATAAAAGTATAAGCACTCAATCAAAAATTGATGTAGCTGAAAGATTTATTGAACGTCAAATTGGTTTTAATAACACAAAACCGGACAGATTTGATATTGATGATGAACTTCTTGGACTTTTACCTGATACATTTTTAACAAAATTAGATGATGATTATTTAACTTCATTAGGCCGAGACGGCCGTATACCAACTGAGAAATTAACCTCAATTAATGCAGCTAGATCAGAAGTTCAACGTCTTGACAGAGAAAGAGCAGAACGCCAAGCAATTGCAGATAGAGAGCGTAGAACTCGTGAAGAGGCTGAAACTAGGCAACGTCTTGCTACTCGTATTACACAATTTGGTGCAGAGCCAGATGCAGAATGGCAAGTTGGCGACTTTATTGTAGTTAAAAGCTACCTGTATGATGCAAGCTACGGTAGCTTACCAATTAGACAAGTGGTTGATGTACGTAACGGAACTTATATTGCGGTAGGTATTAATGATGCTATCAGAATTGAGCAAGGTGAACTTACTCCAGGCGATGCAGGCGATACCCGAACAACAAATGATAAATCAATTTGGGTTAAAGTAAATATTGAAAGTATTCCTGACTTAGATAGGGTTAACTTAACCCCAGCTGGCAAAACCTTTATTAGCAATAGATTACGCCCTGAAGTAATTCAACAACGCCGAGATGCTGAAGCTCAAGCAGAAAGAGAACGTATTGAAAGAGATCGTTCTCAAAACTTGGCCAGAACTGCAGACAAAGCCTTATTTGGTAAACTTGATTTTACTGGAACTGAATTAAAACAGGCTGTTAATAATCGCCAAACTTTAGATAATCTTGACCTGCTTAAGAAAATCAGAACTGGTAATTTTGCAAAATTTGTAGTTCTAGCAGAACCTCAACAAGCAACCCTTAGAGGAGCCGCTGGAGTTCCAGTATTTGTAGCAGTTGAAAAAATAGGTAGAGCAACAAGGTCAGTTGAAAGCCCGCAAGAATTAATTAGCAATCCTCGTAATATTATGCTAATTAATGTAGTTACTGGTAAAACAGTTGAAGGTCCATTTGTTGGAATGGGGTTAGTTGCCCTAAGCCTTGAACCTGTTACTGAACAGGATAAATTAATGGCCAGAGCCGGAGATCACTACTATATTGCAAATCACCAAAACAATTGGGGTATTTTATCTAAATGTGATTATACAACCAGAAATACTGCAAATCAGCCATTTATTTACTTAAGAACATTTGGTGGAGCTGAAAGACCTACTCCAGTTAGATTAGATCTTTTAAGAAAGATCACTGACCGAACTGAGATTGTCTAAAGTACAATTGGTGGATTCTTCTTATAGAAGTCGGCTAGTCTTTCTCTGAATTTAAAATAGTATTCTCGCATTTCGCTAGAGTCCATTCTAAAGTGCTGTGGAGCTAAATTTACTTCATTTGAAATCCAAATTCTGCAAGTAACAGTTTTAACCTGCATGCGATCCCAAACTGCAACTGAATATGCTGCAACTTGATTTTTATAGTCTTCAATCCATTTTTCTTCCTTTGGTTTACGAGCTGTCTTAAAATCTACAATTGCATGGTCACCAGTTATTAATTCAGAAACATTATCAACGGTACCAGCAAATCCACCATCCCTAGCAGTCCATAAGAATCGCTCTTGGGCAATTACCCGTTTAATTTCATCAAACGACTTTGATTTTATAAAATTATAGAAGAGCATGCCACCTACAATTTTTGCTCGATTATCAAATTGATCAATCTCATCGTCTATTCTGGCCAAGGACAAAGTGTCCTCGAGTCTGTCCTTGGCAGACATTGACTGTGGCAAATTAAGATAGATTTCGCATAACCTGTGCATTACAGTTCCACGGTTGGCTGCATCTTGTCCGATTTGATCGGCTTTTTGGTGACCGATTCGGTTTCTCCAAGCATCAAGTCCAGATTTATCAGAGGTATCTCCAAGTACAGACGTTACACTTGGGAAAGTTCCCAGTATTCCAGTTGAATCAGATACTTGATAGTATCTAAATCCATTCAGCACAACTCTTTTAATTGATTCAGGCATAGATAAATAACTTTACAATATAGTACACAATAAATATTTAAAGTTTACCATGATTAAAACCTTTACTGAATTTAATTCAAACCTTAACGAAGGCCGTTTTTTAGACTGGTTAACCGGAAAGAGCGAAGAGGGCACAGCTAAGAAACAGGGTAATACTGACAATCAGGAGCTAATTGACGATAAACTTTCTGAATTTTATAAAACACTTGAAGATTTTGCAAGAGAAAATAAGTCAGTACCCGTTCAAAAAACAGGAGAAATGCAATATTCAAAGATGATTGAAAATATTCAAACTGCCTTAATGTTCCTAGGTTATTCACTTCCAAAATTTGGAGTAGATGGCTATTTTGGACCAGAAACAGCTGATGCAATCAAGAAGTTTAATGAAGCTACTAAAAAAGATCAGGGAATATAATGACCAAAATCAAATCATATACTGACTTTAAACGTGCGCTTAATGAAGCCTCTCAATCTGACGAGCTTAGAGATACCTTAGCTGAGCTAGGATATTCTGAAAAATCTTCTGAGATTAGCAGCGGTGGAGATATTACTGATGATATTCAAAAGATTACAAAAGTAGTTCTTGAAGAATTTAAAAAACTTGCACCAACTGTTAAAGTTACAGTTACTGGAGGCAATGATGCATTTCACCATAATTTATCATATGTGAGTCGACATACTAAAGGCCAAGCAATTGACTTAGCCATAACTCCAAATTCTGGAGAAGCTCGTAAACAAATGATTACTATATTAGACAGAATTTCAGCTGGAACTCCAGGCTTTAGTTATATTGATGAATACTCTAATCCAACTGCGGCTGCTACTGGCGGTCACTTTCATTTATCATATGGCAAAAGTGCAGAAAATTCAAAAACAGCAAATGCCAAAGTCGATGATCCAATTACAGTTAGTGGCTTAACCGGAGCGGAAGCACCTGCTGGTAATTTATCTAGCAGCGGTATTGTAATTGACTCGGACTTAATTAAGAGGCTTATTGCTAAATTAAAAGAAAAGAATTTTTCTCAAGCAGAATTAGACAAATATTCAACTTCATTGACTGCAGGTAAAGGTACTAACTTTAAATCTGGAGGCGGCTTTCCAAAAGAAAATATGGTTGCATTAGAAAAGTCAATGGACAAAAATGGAATAACAAATGAATTTGCACGTAAAGCAATTTTAGGAGTAATTTCAAAAGAGTCTTCAAAAGGTGGTAGTGAAACTTCGTATTTTAGTACATCAATTGCAAGAATGAAAGAAGTATTTGGAGCCAGAATTTCAAAATATTCAGATCAAGAAATTGAAGGTTGGAAACAATTAGGCAAAACTGGCTTTGACAGTAAATTTTGGGAAGCAGTATATGGAGGAATGTACGGCAATACTGAACCAGGAGATGGAGAAAAATACAGAGGCCGCGGTTTTAATGGAATAACATTTAAAGGAAATTACGAAAACCTACAAAAGATTTATAATAAGTCAAACCAGTCTTTAGGTAGTATTGATATTGTTAAAAATCCTGAACTTCTTGAAAAACCTGAGATTGCAGCAGAATTTGCAATCCTATATTTTATTGATTCATTTAAGAGACATGGTAAAAATCCAAATAACTATTCAGATTTAGATTCAGCAGTTACTGACTATATTAGGTCTAACGCAGGTTGGGGGACTTCATTAGATGGAGCAGTTGTTTCAGTCGGTTTACAAAAAGCAAAAGCTTTTGCTAATTCATTAACCTCAACTCAGACTGCTTAATATTCAAGATCATAATAGATCCTGAATCCAAAATCCCAAATTAGTATATTAAAACTTACTATTAATAGCCAAGAGCTAACTCCAGATTCAACAAAGTGACCTTCTGGATTATAGGTAATATACGGGGAAATTAAGCCAATTTGCTTAAATGCAGGTGACCATGTTTTATAACAATATGGTTCAATTCTTAATACTTTTTTCATAATTTAACTACTTTAAATAGGGCCTTTTCAATTGCATATCCATTGTTGATAAAATATTTTAAACTATCAACATTACAGTGTGCATAAATAGATTTATCTGATTCTTTTATTTTAGAGTCTCTATAGTTCCACAATAATTTATAGATGCCCTGACTTCTGTGTTCTTCTTTAACATATGCATGGCAAAGATAAATTACAGCAGCGTGTTCAACATACGAAACAACTCCAACCAATTCATCTTTAATAAAGCACCCATAATAGGTTGCATATTCGTCTAGTAGGTCAGGTTTAAGTTCGCTGAATTCATGATCAACTTCCTTATAGGTTATTTTTCTAATTTCCATATCTTAATTAGATAAAGGTGCTTTAATTGATGAATGTGATTGATAATTGGCTAATTGAATATCCTCTTCTAATAAACACTTGCAAAAATTATCATCAGTGAAATTATTAAATACTGAGACTGCATCTAATGGACCATATTCAGTTTCCCTAGCCCAAAACTCAGTATTAATATTTAAAGAAGGTAATTGATAAGGTTCTCTTGTTCGATAAGGAATTTTGTGAGCATCATAATACTCAGACATACCTCCACCAAATGGCATTAGTTCATTAACTGCTTTATGGTATAAATGCCAGCTCATTGCATCTTTTAGCATTAGAGTTCTTTCCTCTGGTGTATACTTTCTACCAATTTGTTCCTTTGCTTGTTCAATATGATTTGAATATAAATGTACATCGCCTAAGTTACCAATTAATTCATCTGGAACCATATTAACTGCTTTAGCAATGATTTCCAATAACAATCCATAAGAAGCAATATTGAATGGTAAACCTAAGAAGGTATCAACTGAACGTTGATTCCACATTAATGAGATTGTTCGTTTTGGGATGTTATGATTGTTTAGAACTTCTAATGTCCTTTCTTCTGGAATTACTGTCCCATAATTACCACCTCTTCTAAACTCAGAAGGGTCTAAATCTCTTTTTGCAAATTCTAATACTCTATCATTCAAACTTAACTCTCTTGTATAAACTTGAAATCCATAATGACATGGTGGAAGAACCATTGAATCCAATTCTCCTACGTTCCAAGCATTAACCATTAATCGTCTTGAGTCTGGATTTGTTTTAAGGTCGTTGATTAGGTTTTGGATTTGATCTATAGGTTCATGTAAGGTATATCCAGTATTGTCTCCACTGTAATCTACTATCATGTTATCAAAATTTACTTTGTTCCATTTTCTCCATTGCTTACCATAGATTGGACCTAAGTCACCCCACTCAGCAGCAAAATCAGAATCGACTTCTAAACTTGTTATGAATTGCTCCATTGATAGTACACTAAAGTCTTCTCCATATTTTTGCTTTGATTTTATTACAAAATTCTTGTAAGCATCACCATCCCAAATATGACAGTTATTATCAACTAAATACTTAATGTTTGTATCACCACGTAAGAACCATAGCAATTCTGTTACAATAGTTTTAAATGGCATCTTCTTAGTTGTAAGTAAAGGAAAACCTTCTGACATTTTATGACGGATTTGTCTTCCAAATACACTAATTGTTCCAGTTCCTGTTCGGTCAGATTTAGTTACTCCATTATCTAAAATATCTTGGAGTAGTGCTTGATATTGTTTATCTAAACTATTCATAATTAAAACGGTTCATTAATAATTTGCTTAAGTCGTTTAATTTCAGCGATTACGTCATCACCTAATTCAATTTTAGACATCATTGATAAGTCCATTACTTGACTGTATAATACTTTGATTAATTCGTCTTTTGCTTCTTCTTTGTTCATAGTTAAAAATTTATTTCTCTCCAAGGACCGTCATTTTGCCAAAATTCATAGGTTTCCCCGTCCTTAAACTGTTTATTATTTGATTTTATTTTTGAAAGCTCAGCTGCTGCTTTAACTCCTTGGCGATTTGTAATTATTTGTTTCCATTGACTGTTTACATCAGTAATTACAGGATCTTCAAAATTAATTGATACTCCAGTTTGGTCAATTATTACGACCTTTACTGAACCCAATACTTGCCAATCTGAACCAACTGTAATTCCATAAAGAAATAGGGTCCTAGACTCTTCAAGTTCCCCATGTGATTTTACTAGCTGACTAAATACTAGATTACCTAAGTCAATAATATCTTTCATGTTTTTATTATACTATGATTGTAGACTTGGAACCCAATGTGTTGTGCGACCGTCTGGTGTTTCTTCTCTAATTACTATGTTACCTAATGGATCCAATTTTTGAGCATAAACTTCAAACTCAAAAGTAAAGTCTCCAGGCTCTCCATTTACTTGACGATAATTTCTGATACTTGCTCCGCCTTGATCGTATGAAGCTCTCATTATTAATTTACCCCAATTCCATAATTGACAAATCTCATCTTGTGTCAAATCTTGCACCAATCTGTACGGGGATATTTTAGAGCGATAGAGCATTTCACATTTAATATAATTACCAACTCCAGCAAATAGAGACTGATTCATTAGCATTTCAGCAACAGTTTTTTTCTGCACCTTAGGAATCTCAACCTTTCTAACGAAATCATACATGCTGGAAGTTTGATCGTTTAGCATGTCAAGCCCAAGGCTCTCCAATTTTTTTGAAAGCTCCGACTTCATTGTGAACTTTAAGGTGCCAAATCTACGCTGATCAACAAAGTACAGAGAGGTACCATCTTCAAAGCCTATTCGGAAATGACTATAAGGTTTAATGGCAGTTGACCAGTACCCGCTCATTCCTAGTGTTATCCACAGGCATGTCTCGTCACTAAATTCCAGCCAGATGAATTTGCCCTTAACTCCACCGCCAGTCACACGGACTGGCACCGATGTTTTAACATTAAGGTCTGGCGCTCTTTTTAGGAAACGGCCACCTAGTACCTCAAATTGAGAAATTGTTTTTGTTTTAGCGATTTCCGAGATTCCCTCGTAAACTCGTCTGCATTCCGGACCTTCTGGCATTAGATAAATAAGTTTATAAAATTATACCAAAAACAAATGAAAAATTACATTGCACTATTTGAAAGCTTTGAAGAGAGTTACGATGAATTCCACCAAGCGCCAAATACAAAATCGGATTCTTTTTACCATAATATTTCAAAAGATCTAATTGAATTAGCAAGCAACTATACAAATGAGCCAGTTGAAATCGATCAACACTCAAATAAGTATGAAACTGCAACCAGAATTAAAGATTTACAAAATGATCTTATCACAAAAATTTATGATGAATTTGGAGAAGATATTGCTCAAAGTTTTGCAGATGAGTCTGACGCACTATTAGCAAGTCTAGACATTTCCGAAAAGAAAAAAGGTTTATGGGATAATATTAATGCAAAAAGAAAGCGTGGAGAAAAACCTGCAAAGCCAGGAGAAAAAGGTTATCCAGCTCCAGGCGCTTTAAAATCTGCACAGAAAACTGAAGAGTCTATGGATAAGAAAAAGGTATTTGCAAAGACCAATAATATTCCAGACAATGGAGTGTTAAATGGTTCTAAAAAAGATACTAATCTGGAAACTGGTAAAAAGCCCCAATCTTTAAACCCTCGTAAAACTACTCGATAATTTACTAGTATAACATAACATAAATTTAAAAGCAATATGTATTATCTAGCAAAATTAAGATTCGAGTCGGAAGACGACAACGGCAAAACGAAAAAAATTCGTGAACAGTACCTAGTTGAAGCAACTTCAATTGGAGAAGCCGAAGAAAAATTATTGAAAAGATTCGGTGAAGGAATTTCGCCATGTCAATTAGAAGCGGTTCAAGAATCAAGGATTCTGGGCCTAATCGAATAACCTAACTTACTTAAATAAAAAAGAGAGCAACCGCTCTCTTTTTTTATGTGTGTTTTACTGGAACTTTACAGACTGAAATTATCTTTCCAATTGGCGACCACTTGGCCTCTTCTTCATATGCAAACTTTTTAGTATCCCAAAGTTTAACTGAGCCAGTTTGATTCATTAGGGTCTGAGCTGCACGCTCACTTAAATTTGGAAAAGAAATAGCTGCCTCAAATAGTGCAAGTTTATAGGCTCCCCTAAAGGTACCAATAACACATAGATGAGTTTGGGCTTCTCCAGTGACAACCGTTAGTAAACAGACTTCTTTTGCTCTGGCTGGACTAGGCATTAAAATACACTGGAAATTTTTTGACTAGACTTTTTAGGATTTGATCATCAGTTTGGCCAGTTTGTGACCTTTCATAAATATGATCCATTATATCAACGCTAGTTGAATTACCGATTACTGCATCAATTTTACGATTAATAAATTGAGTCGGCCCGTTTAATTTTACCTGTCTAGCAACTTCGGCTGGTTCAGGTACAAAAAATTTGTTAAATCCCATAATACTATTATTATACTCTGTAAACAAAAAAAAGGCTAGCTTTTTTACGGCTAGCCTTGGTATCGTCGGAAAAAACGTATGAGAGGGGTAGGGTTTACCTCCAATTTGATGCTGAGCTTGCGTTATAACGACAACCTTCGTACACTCCTGTCAGAGTCGACTCAAAGCAAGTTGGATCCGCTTGAATCACTATCGTGTTAACCACAACAGTACGAGTGCTTTATCCCACCTAGCAAAGGATTATTCAGCCATTTAACGGGACTATTTTATACCCGTATGCCGATTGCAAAATACCATATATGTATATCAAAACCTTAGACTCCAGCGGTTAACTGGTTCAAGTTGACCGTTCAGCCAATACTTGCGGAGCATCCTCCTAATCTAAACCATTACCTGTTTTACAATCAGGTTGTTCTGGCACATACTCCTAACAGGCTCATGACTTCCTACTAGGTTTTTCCAACGTAAATTAAAGAACGATTATTATAAAGTCTATTTATTATATCTAGTTAGCAAAAAAGGTTTTAGAAAAATCCAACCGTTTACTAAATAAATAACCTAAAATAATTTTTATATTATGCCAACAATCAATCCAGTATGTTACAATGGACTTAATAAACCAACTAGGGATGCCGTTAATTTCGGCACAGTTTCGTTAGGGACCATTAATAAGGACTATACTACTCTACTCGATAATAACTGGCGAGCAGGTATTAACCCATCAACTAACACTGTAATTTATACAGACACAAACAGCCGCGGTGTTGATACTCCAGCAGCCGCAATACCATCAATTCATTGGATTAGTGGTCAATCTCAAGCAAATATTATTGAATTAATTAGTCGTTTGCCTGAAAGAGCCCCAAATAACTATGAGATATTTGCAAGTTATGATGAGGCAATTGATTGGCTACTTAGTACTACCACCTATATGCTAGTGAATACTAAATATCCTGAATATTTACTAGATGCTGAATGTGCAGTAAATATTGAATTAGGTTTCTTAGCAAGTTACCCAGGAACAGGTACACAAGTTTATGATCTAGTTTCTGGAAGTTTAAGCAATAATCGTTTTACTGCCGCAGGTGGTGCATTTACTGCCCCAGCAGCTGGAAGTTTTGTAGGTTATTTTAGATCACTGGCCGGCGGTAAATTAACAGTAAACCCACTTAAAGATGCTAGTGGCGATACATTTGACCAAAGTTTAGTAGTAGAAGGTGTATTCTATCAAGACGGTTCAGTTGCTGGGAATTTCCTAATTGGTGATGGTACTGACGATATTACCGTTATTGTTAATGGTGCTGGAAACCTTGAGATAAAATCAGGTTCTTTTACTTGGTCTTGGACTGGAATATCTGCCCTTACTAGTACCGGTATATTTCATATTGCTGCGTATATTCCAACTGGAACCGGCACTACCACTGCAATTACGGTTTTTATAAATGGTACACAACTTGATAGTGCTGGACCTTCTGGATATGTTTTATCTGGCACAGGCCCTCTAGCAAATGCAACAATTGGTAGAATTAATTTATGTGAAGGTGGTTCTCCAACCCATGCAACAACTACCAGAGTTTACGGATTTAAGGTATACGGTTATAATGATGAAAGTACGGCAATGGGTTCAGTTGCTCAGCTTGGCCCAGTAAACTATGCAGCAATTTCTGCAGTATACGGAATTTAATCTTTAAATTGATATTCTTTAGCAATGGATTCTCTTAATGAGAATCCATTGTCGTTTAAGAAGGCCTGAAAATCTGTGAATTTATAATTAATTCTGCAGCAGGTTTGACTGCACTCAACGGTAAGGTAGGTATGATTTAAGCAGCTAACGCTGATGTCTTTTATTTGATGCATAATTCCATCTTTGGTTAGGGTAGTATCAATTAGGGATAAACAGTCTCTCATACTGATAATTTTTTATAACGCCAACGAAAGTAGATAGAGGATCCAAAGAAAACTGCCGCAATACAATACATAACGAAATTGGCTCGCCACAAGCTGCCAGTTACTTCGATTAGCCAAAATTGGACAATATCGAAGCCAAATGGGTTGAAAAATAGTGCGAGCATCATGCTCCAGGTTGATAGATTCCCGAGTAGGGTTCTTCTTTGAGGTTCGACTATCACCGTCCATATGTGTCTCTTTTTTCAGGCTCACTAACTTAAGATCGCCAGGAAATTTCTAAAATTTCAAATTTATTTATTACCACTTAGGTTCCTCGCCAATTTGATCTAGTGCGCAATGAAATCCAACAAGTCTGGTTTTTGCCTCTAAGAAACAGCCACATATTCCACATTGGGTTAGGATCTCGCCAAAATGCGGGCACTCTTTACAAATTGCCATTCGACGGTCTTTTTCTGCATCATTCACAAATACTTTATTCATGATTCTGCTTAATACTGTAGTTTGTGGAACTGGTTGTTTATTACCGCAACCACAGCCTTTAGTTGTTTCTTCAGCCATTATGCTTCAATTTTTTCAAATAGTCTCTTATCGTCAAACTCTAAATAGTTTTCAAGCAAAGAATTAAAACCTTCGCGATACTTAAGTACAGCTAAGTCTTTGGCCTTTGCCTCAATTTCAATATCTATTGCTTGACCATAATTATTTATTTGCTCATAAATGTAATCAGCATGAGATCTAGCAATTACACCAGGATCCTCAAAGGTTTTTTTACTACTTGAATAATGAGTAAGCGGGGTATGACCGTGCCAAGTGGTAGCAGCTAACTTAAGAGCAGCCTCTTCAGTAAGATCGCTAGTATTAAACCGGTGATGATGAAAATCAAAAGTAATAGGAGTACCTATTTCAAGGTATACGAGTTGATAAAGATCTACTACTGAATATTGAGTAGCCTTATCGTCATTTTCTACAACTAACCTGGCTTTGGTATTCGGTTTAAGTAGTTGGAAATTCTCGCAAAAGCGTTTAGCTGCTGCAATTTTATCGCCATATGTACCGCCAATATGAATATTAATTGGAAAACCTACATTAGTTGGTAACTTCATAAGATCCATAATTTCGCAGTGCTGATCTAGATCCTTTACTGTTTTTGCAATAACATCGGCTCTAGGAGAAGGTAAAACATCAAACTGGCCTGGGTGCATTGATACCCTGATATTATTTGCAACTGCAAACTTGCCAATTTCTTGCATGTCTGATAAAATTTCAGCAAAATTTGGCAGCCTTTGAATTTCGTATTCTGACATCCATGGAAAAATATCGCTTGACATTCGATATACGTAAATGCCATTAGCTAAATTCCATTGTAGAATTTTTAGAACATCTTTTATATTTTGATGCGCAAGCTCAGCACAATATGAAACGCCCTTTTCTTGAAAGGTTTTACGGATCATACCTCGATTGGCTGTAATTTTTTGGTTGGCTAGAGACAAGTTAATGCAACAATAACCCAAACGGACGTTAGTATCTTTCATGTAGTTATTATACTACAAAATTGTATTGGCTAGTTGAACCGATAACCAAATTCCTAAATAGGACCCGGCTACTGAGCCAGTAACATAACCAAACCATTGGTGTAGTGAATCTTCGCTCTTTGCAATTTTTCGGATTACGAAAAAATTTAGTGAAGCTATTGTAAAATCACTAACTGCTGCTAAGTGATATTGAGTTTCAGCAACTGCTCTAAAATTTATGCATAAAATTCCATACAGTACAAGCTGAATTGCAAATAATAATAAACATTCTTTTAATTTTGTCATAGACAATTAGTTATATAAAAAGTTACGAATTAATAGTTTAATATTTTTGAATATTAAAGATTTCCTAGAATTAAGAGATTTGGTAAAAGAAACTGACCAGTTTGAAGCATTATCTGCCTCAATTGACTTACTGTCAAATTTGTAACCAATCATAAAGCCTACATCAAATAACGATTCCACTAATTGTATAATTTGATTCACTAAGTCTGAGTCAGTTTTTTGCGAATCAAAGTCAGCAGCGGATGGAGCCAGTAATTTAAGTGCTGATTTTTTAAGTGTACCAATTGACTTTAATTGATTTTGTATTTCCATATAAATGAAAGTATATGCCTCAATTACCAGTTTATCAGCAGTTCCTGGCGAATTTAATAGAGCAGCTTGGACCATTGCTGGAGTTTTACCAACTAGCCAGGTACTAAATTTATCAATTACCTGGTATACGTTAACAATCTTATTTGCTTTATCTAACTCAGTTTTATAAGTACTTTTAAATTCAGAAATACTCTTAAGTTGATTAGCTGTACACTCATTAATTGAACTAGTTAAAATAGCTGGGCTAAGTGCTTCATTTGTAAAAGTTTTAAAGGTCTTAATCATAACACGTAATATTTTTATAATGTTATTTATTTCAGCCTAATTAATATTAACAAAGTTATAATTACTAGTTACAGTTCGGATGACTCTAACTACATCTAATGCATCTTGCAGAGCATCATGGGTTACTTCTCCAGATAATTGGCATCGATCCATGCACGTCTGTAAATTTGGTAAACTTTCATCCTCTTGCCAGTCCATTAATAGAATCGCTGGGTCCAGGATACGTTGCCTCATTTGAATTGAGCTCATCCAATTTGGAAGTTTCTGTAAAAATACTTTATCAAAACTTGCAAAGTTTTTACCAGCAACATTAATCTTTACGCCGCCAGTTGCTTCACATGGAAATCCATTTGTGATTAACCACATTTGAAAAGATTTTGCAACCAAGCCTGCAGGTAAAATATTATGGGCCTTTCGGTATTCCAAACGTTCTTCCTTGGTTTTATTTTCAAGACCTCCTAAGATTTTTAGGATCCATGAATTTAAGGAAAGAGCAAATGCACTTCCAACATAAGCTTCATGTTCAATGATACACTGAAATTTAGGCAATTGATTGTATGGTACGGGATTTTGAGTGTCTTCAATCACTGCACCAATTTGAAGAATTTGACAAGACTCTGGATTTAGACCAGTAGTCTCAATATCTATTGAGATGTATTTCATATGTATAGATTAAAATGGTAAATCGGCATCATCACTAAATGAGCTAGCTGGTGCAGCTGATTTTTTAGGACCAGTGTCAATTCCAAGACTACGGAAAATTTCATCATCTTCGTCCTCTTCTTCAACTTTTTTACTTTTAGTAGATGCACGTTGTTGACCGCTAATTCGGTATGCCTCAAGACTATTGAAATATTTGGTTTGACCAGCTTTATCAGTCCAGTCTCTGCCTTTTACATCAAATGAAATAGAGACCGTATCTCCAACTCCATATGAATCAATCATATCGCATTTATCTTGGACTAGTCCAAATATTATTTTTTGTGGGTACTTGTCCCCTGATTCAATTACAAACTCTCTTTTGCGAAAGCCTTTGTTAAATGTCTGTGCTGGGAATATTTCGATAATTACCCCTGTTAATTCAAATGCCATATTAGAAATCGTGATTAGTTATTTTTATATCATAGTTAGTAAAATTTTCAAAATCTTTGCGGTCTGCCTCAAGTCGACGCTCAACTGAATCTCCTGGCATATTGCGACTAAGCATACGCTTACGTCTAATCTCTTCATCAATATCAAAAAAGATTACTAGTGACTCTTTACGTGCATCATCAGATAAGTGGGCTAAACCAGACGGGGTCATAATAAAGACATCATCTTCTTCAAATTGTTCAACCGTTGTTCCATATATCCAGTTATTAAATGCAACCCATTCGTAAAACTGATCCATATCAATCATATCTTGAGCTTGAGGACGTGTCATAAAGAAATAATCTTTTCCATCTATTTCGCCTTCTCTTGGCGGCCGTGTTGTGTAACTGATTGCGTATTTAAACCCGCGATCTTCAAATTTTTTGCGAAGGAAATCCTTGCCGCTTGCGGCTTTGCCGACTAAAATTATTCTTTTGCTCATATATTAAATTAAAATTCTCTCTTTTGGCCGTGAACTGCTTTGAATACTGGAAATCTTAGTGAGTGAGCACCATGTTGATCAGTAGTTTCTTCAAAGAATTGTACGGTAATTGTTTTACCTAAAATTTCATTTGGGTTTTCGTGATAATGGCGTCTTTGTTCAAGATTAAAGCCTGAACCTACTCTAACTGTATTGCCTTTATGTTCTACAATTACAGCTTTTAACATAAGCTCTTCAACTTCCTTACCCATATCAATAATACGATTTACATCAGATTCAAGATCAATTACAACATATTCAGCATCATGCATCTTTTTAACCTTAAGCAGGTTCTTTGAACGTTTGCCTTCGTAACCAATATCCTTACGCATCATTACTCCTTCATAACCCATTTCAGTTGCATCAGCTACAATTTTTTCAAATTCTTCAACTGATTTTATTTGAAATTGAGGTAACGGTTCAGCATAGGTTAAGTCAGTTACAATTGCATTTAGGATAATTAGTCTAGCTGACAGAGAAACATCTCCAGCTTGATTCCAAAATTCAGATGCTTCTAAAAAATCAAATACATAATACTTTGGAGTTTGAATAGTATGGTTCTTTCTGCCAATTTCTTTGATAATACCTTGGAAATCTTCAAGTCCGCCTTCTTTCATAACGCAAACTTCTCCATCCAATATTTTATTCTTTAATCCAAGCTTCTTAATATCTTGGGCTAATATTGAAAGAGTTAAGAATTCATTGCCTGCTCGTGAATAAAATTTAGGTTCTCCATCTGCATCAATTACAGTAATACAGCGAACTCCATCAAGCTTACGACTTGCCCACCATTCCCCAGAGTCAAAGTTTACCTTTTTTTCATTACCATCAAACTTCTCAGCTAGGGCAACATCAAAGGTAGGCACTGTGCCTGGCATTACTGAATTAATTAGGGTGGTAGTTGCTCGTGTTTTTAGGTTTCTGTCTATCACATCATAGATGACATCTGCGAACTCCTGATTCTTGGCAATAAAACCATTAACTACTTGGATAGCATTGTGGCCTGTGATTAGCCGTTCATTCAGATCATCAAGTAAATCAAATAGATCATCATAGTTATCAAAACTAAGATCCTGACGTTTCTTTAGGTTATCCGAAGTAACATAATACTGCTTAAATGGAGAATACACATATTCAAATAGTTTACGTAATACTGGAGTATCATACTTTTTAAGTATCTCTTTTTTATCATTTGTTGAAGAAGTTGCTTTCATTTCTTCAATAAATTGTGCAACTACTTTAAAATCTAGATTTGTCATATGGCTATTATACTAAACAAAAAAAGCCGCTGACGCGGCTTTTAAATAAAAAGTTAAAAATTAAGCTTGAGGTTCTTGATTAGCAAGTTCTTCCTGCTTTGCAGTCTCTAACTTAATCTGATTAATGATTTGATCAAGTTGCTTCATTTCCATTACTGGATTGTTAAGAGCAATTGCAATTCTAAAAATTCGTTGTGCTGATTCCATACTAGAACCTTCGAATTTATTGATAAGGATTGCAGCAGCTTCAACCGCAGAAGCTTGAATTTGAACTCCAGCTGATTCAGCCTCTTTTTCTTCTTGCTCAAGACGTGCAATTGCAGAAGAGAATCCCATGAAACAATTCATAATCATAAAAGCTTCATTTGGACCAGTGAATCCAAATTTACCGTCATTACATGAATTTTTAATCCATTTTAGATCTTTAATGTCCAAATTAACTTGGAAAAATCCAGTTCTTTTGTTAATTAGCATGTCTAATTCTGACATGTCAGCTTGAGGTTCTTGAATTGGCTCTGACTCTTCCATTTCAGCTTGAGGTTCTTCGATAGCTACGGTAGCTTCGTCCATTACTAATTCATCAGTAATTAATTCTTGTTGATTTTCCATTTTATATAAAATTTGTTGTTTAGCTATTTTACTAAAAACAGTGAAGGAGTTTTAGGAAATTCTATCTAAAATTATTAATTGTGCTCTGGATACTTTTGAATAGGCATCTTTAATATCAATAAAGCCAGCCCAGTCGATTTCTTCTGGCTGTAATTGACTTTTTGGGATAGCCAATCCATCTAGTCCAATTTCAGCAAGATCTGAAATTCTGCAAATAAAATAATGAAGTGAGCTTTTATAGTTGCCGTCTTTATCGAAAACTTGAACAGTTTCAACAGCCGGTTCTAATTTATCAGGTGAGAGCCTAATTCCAGTTTCTTCAAGAAGTTCTCTAAGCGCAGCATCAAGAAGTTCTTCGCCTTCTTCAATTTTGCCTTTTGGAATTCCCATAATTGGTCTAGTCCAACTGCCATTAGTTGGATGAACTAGTAGAATCTTTTTTTGATAAAGAATAGCTACACCGGCTCCATCTGAATATTTCTTTGTTTCTGCCAAGAAATTAGAAAATGTTTTAATCATTGTTTAGAGATTGACGGTACTGTGCATTACGAATCTCCTGTCTACGTTTTATACTTGGTTTTATAAATTCCTTTCGGGAACGTAACTGCTTTACTGTACCGGTTTTTTCAAATTTGCGTTTTAAAACTTTAAGAGCCCTGTCTAAAGTTCCATTGTCTTTTACGTTTACTATTAACATAGATTTATTATACTAAAGAAGATTTAAGCGCAGCTAAACTAGCAGTATATGAGGCTAAGTCAAAGCCGTATGTCGCAAGCATATCTGTGCTGTATTGATTTCCTCTAACTCCAATACACCATTGTGCAAAGGCTTTTTTCTCAATTAAAGAAATATCATTGGTTGCGCCACTATCTTTCATTACCGACAATACTCCACCAGAGGTTCCTCTAATTGCGGCATACATTCTATCTAATTGTCCAGTTGTGTATTTTGGAGAAATTAACATGTAAAGTCCATGAATTGCTCTTTCGTCAGTCATACTGATTAGTGATTCTTGAGTCTTTATGTTTATTGCCTGCAGTATCATATTAACTTGAGGGTCAGTTGCTGCAGATCCTGCAATTTTATTAGCTGCACCAATTGCATCAATTTGAGTTGGCTTATCGCCTCCACTTAGTGGACTTATCCATGTGGTAAAAATGTCACCAGTATCAACTAGGAATTTACCGGTTGCTGATTCTGCCAGTCTACTATAAAATCCACCTAGTGCTTTACACTTATTGATTTGAGCATTAACCCAATCCATATGAGCTTTGTCCCAAGTCTTTCCAAATTTTTCAATCGATATTGTAATTAGAGCAGCAACAACTTCATTCATCTTACCTTTTGGGTCATATGCTGCAAGCTTTTCAATACTAACATTTTGACCTGTTACTGTACCAGCGGCACCTGCTACTGAAAGTTCAACTTTGCCGTTTGTAATTTTCCAATTAACATTAGTCATGTCTGAACCATTATCGTGTTTAACCATTACCGTTCCAGTAGTTTGGTCAGCTTCATGACCAGCAATAACGGCAGTTTGTACTTGTTTCCATTGAGCTGCATAAGAGCCTCCAGCCTTTCCGCTTTTTATTTGCTCAAGTGCTTTTGCTGGATCAGCATCAGCTTCTAAAATAGCAGACTCATTAATTTTATATTTTGATAGCTCTAAGCCCCTTGCGTAATTTGAAATATTCATAAATAGATTTTATTTTTTAGAAAGTTAATGCGCCCTTTTTAGTTGTTACAGTTGTAGCAGCTACCTTTTCTGCAGGTTTAGCAGCAGTTGCTGCTTGAGCAGCCGGCGCTTTAACTGCTGCAATTTGTTCAGGTGTTACCTTGGCTAAGGCTGCATCTAATTTAGCCGCAATTTCTGCTGTAATTTCAGTAACTGGAACCGTTGGAGTACCAACTAAAATTGCAATTGCTTTAGCAGTTCCACTTCCATATTTACCAATTGCTCCACCTTTAGTATTAATTGCAGCAGCAGCATCTCCGCCGCCTGCAATAATTTTTTTCTGTAGGTCTTGAATTTTTTGATCAAATGTTTGAGTAGCTTTTAATCCAACTGAGGTACTAGCAGTAGTAGTTGAACTAGCAGCAGTTGTTGAACTAGCGGCAGTTGTTGAACTAGCGGCAGTTGTTGAACTAGCGGCAGTTGTTGTAGATACTGTAGCAACTCCACCTTTTGCTCCATTTTTTTCAACGTATGCTGGATTAACTAAATTTGCTGGTATATTTCCACCAGTAGTTTTATCCTTTGCCTCTATTCTTTTATTATCGTTAGTAACTCGTAAGTCAGGCAAATCTTGGATATTCCAAGCAACCAATTCAACGTCTGATCCTTCAACTGTAGCACTTGCTCTATGTGGAACTTTTGTAACATCATATGTAACCCACATACCTGCAACTTCGCCTGTTCGAAGTTGACCAGTTGCATAAGGTAAAAAAGCAACTTGTGCTTTATAAACATTTTGACCAATTAAATTAGTTTTATTTTGAACACCTAAATCAATAATAGCTAATAAGTTATGATTTGGAATCTTTTTTTCATCTTTAGTTACTGATAGAGCATCATAAGACTTCCACCAATTTTTAAAATCAGGGTCTTGAGAAAGTTCTCTTAATATTGTATTAGATGGATTAGTTTCGTCAAC